ATGGTGTCATTCAGCGCAGGCCAGGAAGCGGCTCGCCATCTCCTGGAAGGGCCACAGCGTTACACTTGTCTTGCGGGAGGGACACGCTCGGGCAAGACCTTCCTCATTGTCCGCATGATTATGATGCGTGCGCTTCAGGCAAAGGGTTGCCGCCATGCCATATTGCGCCACCACGCCAATGCGGCGTGGGCTTCCATCGCGCTCGGCACGCTTCCTCAAGCCGTGCAGGTCTGTTTTCCCGGCGTGCGGCTTAAGGAGCATCGCCAGGACGGCTATTTTGCGCTGCCGAATGACTCGCGTGTCTGGATTGGGGGGCTCGACGACGATGACCGCGTCGAGAAAATCCTCGGGCTCGAATATGCCTCCGTGTTCCTGAACGAAGCCTCGCAGATTCCTTATTCCACCGCGTTGATCGCCTTCACGCGGCTCGCCCAAGTGACGCGCGGAATTCGCCAGCACGCCTTTGTGGATCTCAATCCGGCTGGAAAGTCGCATTGGACCAATGTTCTTTTTGGCGAGCAACGCGATCCGGTTTCCATGCAGCCGCTTAAAGACCCGGAAAACTATCGGCGCGCGTTTTTAAATCCTCCTGACAATACCGAAAATCTTTCCGCGGAGTTTTTGGCAAGTCTCGAAAATCTGCCGGAAAAGCAGCGCAAACGCTTTTATGAAGGCGTTTATGTCGATGAAGTCGACGGTGCGCTGTGGACGTACGAGACAATCGATTCCGGCCGTCGCGCGCCCGAGGATATCCCCGACGAGAAGCGTGCGGCGGTTGTCGTCGCCCTCGATCCTTCAGGTGCCGCGGGACGCGATGATTTGGGCGCGGACGAGATCGGAATCGTTGTTGCGGCAAGGGGATTTGATGGAGGCTGCTATGTTCTCGCGGATCTTTCCTGCCGCGAGGCGCCGGCGGTCTGGGGTAGACGGGCGGTCGTAGCCTTTCAAGAATTTCGCGCCGATTGTATCGTGGCCGAGGGCAACTTCGGAGGCGAGATGGTTCGCGCGACCATACAGGCGGCGGACCGAAATGCGCCGGTGCGCCTTGTGACCGCAAGCCGCGGCAAGGCGGTTCGCGCCGAGCCGATCTCGGTACGGTACGCGCAAGGCCAAGTGCATCACGTCGGCCGGTTCGGCAAGCTCGAGGACCAGCTCTGCGCCTTTTCCTCGGCGGGCTACACGGGCAGCAGCAGTCCCGATCATGCGGACGCCGCGATATGGGCGCTCACGCATCTTTTCGGGGCCGATGACGGAACCGGTATTATCGAATTCTATCGTCGTGAGGCCGAAGGCCATGACTGCGCGTAACGCCGCAATCATCTACCCGAGCAGTTACGCCCACCGGGCGCAATGAACAACAATCAAAACGCGCGAAGGAAACAGCATGGCCGAGCGAGGCGCGGGGCAAAGAAGCTGGCCGCTTAGTCCCTATGAGGTCAATGTCAGCTTCGCGAGGACCAACGCCGCCGGGGAGACGGCAAACTGGTTCGGTCCCCTAACGCCAATCACGCCGCTCGCGCCCCCCGAGGTTGCCGGGGCGGCAATGGGATTATCCGGCCGGCTATAATCTCTCGACGCTCTCGCGTCCCTTCGAGCCGATTACTTTTTCGACGTTGCGCGCACTCGCCGACGGTTACGAGCTTTTGCGTCTTGTCATCGAGACGCGAAAGGATCAGGCCGCGCGTCAAACCTGGAACATCGCCGCGCGGGACAATGGGGCGCGTTCCGCGACGGACGCGGCGCGTATCGCGACGGTGAAAAACTTTTTCGCCCGGCCGGACGGCATCCATGGCTTTGCCGATTGGCTGCGCATGTTGCTCGAAGAGGTTTTCGTGACCGCCGCGCCGGCGCTCTATATGAGCCGCGATCGGGGCGGCCAGTTGAAGGCGCTCCTGCCGCTTGACGGGGCCACGATCAAACCGGGTGATCGATTCCTGGGGCCGCGTGCCGCAGCCCTACCTCGATGGCGACACGCTTGTCTACCCCGCCGCCTATCAGCAGATTCTGAAAGGTTATCCGGCCATCGATTATTCGGTGCGCGACCTGACCTATCGGCCGCGCAATCCTCGCGTCAATCGCGTCTACGGCATGAGCCCCGTCGAGCAGGTCGTGACGACGGTGAATATCGCCCTGCGCCGGCAATTGTATCTCCTCGATTATTTCGCCGAGGGAAATATTCCAGACAGCCTGATCGGGGTTCCGGAAACCTGGACGCCGGATCAGATCGCCTCCTATCAGAAATATTGGGACGCCTATTTCGAAGGCGATCTCGGCCGCCGCCGGCGGGCCAAATTCATACCCGGCGGCGTTGCGAAAACCTTCATCCAGACAAAGGAGCCGGAACTCAAGGGGCCGTTCGACGAATGGCTCGCGCGCATCGTCTGCTTTGCTTTCTCGATCTCGCCGCAGGCTCTCACGCAGACGGTCAACCGGGCCACCGCCGAGACCTAAAAGGAGCTGGCCGAGGAGGAGGGCCTGGCGCCGATCCTTGCCTGGGAAGGCGCTCATCGATGATATTCTGGCGAGCGAATTCGACGCCCCTGATCTCGAATTCGTGTGGAGCGAGAGTCACGAAACCGATCCCGCGACGCAGGAAACAATCCTTTCGGGCTATACGTCGAAGGGAATTTTGACCATCAACGAGGCGCGCGCCGCGCTTGGCCGGGCGCCGCTAATGGAAGCTTCGGCGAATAGGCCGATGACGCTCACCACCGCGGGCTTTGTCGCGCTGCCGGAATAGCTGGAACCGCGAACCTCCGGCTTTCTGAATTCCACTTTTTTAGATTTTTGCATGGACGGTCTTGTCGCCGGCAAGGCGCGGATGGCTGCGCGGACGCGCACGCTGCTTGCGCGGGCAGGCGGCGTCTGGATGTGGCCGGGGATCGCTCTGACGGAGAGGCGGGGCGCGGCGAGTGTTCCAATCGCGGCGGAGGTCGCGCGTTTCTGGATCACCCGGCTGCATGGCCCGGAGGCTATTGATTCGGCGGTCCTGCGCTGTCCCGCTATCGCCGCGCAAAAATTGAGCGACGGCGACGAGGCGGGCGCGCAACAGGCGCTCGACGCGAGCGGGCTGACCCGGCTTTCGCCCGATGGGGTGGCGCTGGCGCGTGCCATCGCAGGTTCGCTCGGGATTGGCCCGCTCGATCTGCCTCGGGCGGACGGGCCGAGGCTGTGGCGCGCGGAAGACATCGCGGCGCATCCGCCATTGTTCAAGGACCATGCGGCCACTGCGAGCCTGCTCGCCAAGGCGGTGTTGAAGGCGACTCGGTGTTGGGGGTGAACTGCTCGCAATCGCCAGCGCGCGGGACGACCAGCGATCCCATTCAATGGTTGGCGTGTGGCAACGTGCGTCTCGCGCATACATACCTCTGTGAACGGTGCACTTCACCCGCAAAATGTCAGCGGCAGGCGATCACTTTCGCGGCAAACCACTTCGCCGCCGCTTTTTGGCGGCGCGAGCGCTCAGATTGGCTATGTTCTAGATTCTTCCGTTGCCACGCCGCCAGGAGCTATGCAAAGGTTGTCGCTGCGCGGGTTTCTTTTCACATGTGGTGTCCAGAATGTCACTATCGCCTATGGCGCGGGCTACCAGATTACGAACGAAAGCGGGGTCATTCCCACGAGGCCTCCGTATTGCGTCTCGGCGCGGGCTCCTTATGGCGATTGGGCGAGCGATCGCGGCGTCGTTTATTCGAATGGCGTTTCACTGACTGCAATCACGGGGAATCCCGCCGCCGGGCAATACGCGGTCGTGAATGGCGTTTACAGTTTTGCGCAACCGGATGCGGGCTCCACGGTGCTTCTCACCTATGGTTACGTGCCGGCTGATCTTGCATCCTGCTGCATCGATTGGGCGGCCGAGCGTTATGCTTATCGTTCGCGCAAAGGTCAACATTCGAAGTCGCTTGGCGGAGAGGAGACGATGGCTTTCATCGTCAGGGATATTCCCGATTTCGTGGTAAGTGCCTTGTCGCCCTATCGTCGCGTGGTCATGCCATGATCGATGTCGAATTCGATGCCCTGGCCGTGCAGGATGCGCTGTTGGGCCAAGCAGATGCACTTCGCGGTGCTCTGGAGGCTCGAATTCAACAAAAGCTTTCCGGCGAGGTCTTACAGACCCGTTCCGGCGCTCTTGCGGCCTCTATCATCTCCTCGATCGAGAACGATGGATCAGATACATCCGTCTCGATTTCCAGCACCGGCGTGCCATATGCGGCAATCCAGGAATTCGGCGGGAAGACGGCCGCCCACGATATCGTTGCGGTGAAGGCCAAGGTCTTGGAATTTGGCGCGGGTGGGAGCCAGCTTTTCGCAAGAAGCGTGCACCATCCAGGTTCGACAATTCCCGCGCGCTCTTATCTCGGCAGCTCTCTCGCGGACATGCGGGACGACATAGAGTCAGGCTTCAAACAAGCTATCCTTGAAGCGTTGGCGCCGGGGTAACCGCCGCGGCACTCTTTCGGGCCGCGAACGGCAAGCGAACTTATGCATTCAAGCAGTTTAGCGGTGGGGGAGCCTATGGCGGTGACGCCACGCGAGAACGCCATTGGGGCGCTCATGAATATCGTCGCCAATGCATACCCCTGGAAGCTTGGACCGGCGAGGCGCCTCAAGCTTTGGAGCGACGTGCCCGCGGCGAGCCGGCCCGCTTGCTTTCTTTTCGAGGGCGGTCAGGAAACATACTCCTGGAGCGAGACCGCCCTTCCTAAGCGCACCATCGAAGTCAAATTGTTCGTTTATCTCAATGCCAAGGATCCAAGCATTGCCGGCGCCGCGCTGCTCAATGGCGTGATGGACGCTCTTGATGCTGCCTTCGCGCTGTCAGGAGGCGACCGTGTGCTGGGACGAAACACGCTGAATGGCACAGCCTACCATTGCAAGATTGATGGCAAGGCTTTGAAGGACCCGGGCGACCTCGACGGCGACGCACTCTTGATCGTACCGGTTAAGCTCATCCTGCCATAGAAAGGGCGCCGAATGTCCGAAGCTGAAATCACGCCGGAAGCCGAGCGTCTGGCGGCGCTCGTCAATCAATGGCATTTCGAGACTTTCCACGGCTCTATCGTGGCGCGTGATACCGAGGTCTGGAACCTCGTTTATGCCGCGAAAGAAGATTTGAAGCAGCGACTGGCCTCAGAGTTCCTTGACGACGACGTTAAAGCGAAGCGGCGGTAGCAAGATCATCAAGGTGGATTTCCGTTTGATGGACGAAGCTCGATCGAAAGTTCTTTGGCAACCTCATCGATCAGAGTTTCAAACGTGTCAATTCGCTCAGGCGACTTTCGCCGACGACGAAGGCGTTCTTTACGCGGCTAGCGGCTTGCCGCTCACAAAGGTGTCTTCGGCGCCCGCCACTGGGCAATATTCGGTTGCGGTTGGTGTTTACACTTTCAATTCAGCGGATGCCGGCAAAGCAATGCTGACCAGCTACACTTACACGGTGGCTGTCGCGGGTCAAAAATTCACAGTGGCCAATCAACTTCTCGGAACGACGCCCACCTTCCAGGCGCTCTTCTACACGACATTTCAAGGTCAGGCCATTTCGTTGAAGCTCAATAATTGCACATCGAACAAATTGAGCTTCCATACAAAGCTAGAGGATTTCATCATGCCAGAATTCGATTTCTCCTGTTTCGCCGATGCATCGGGCAATGTGATGACTTGGTCGTTCGCGGAGGTCTCTTAATATGCGGCCGCGGCCCGAGACAATCCGGCTCGGCGCGCGTGAATGGCCGGTGCGGCCTTTGACTTTGCGCCAGGTTCAAGAAATCGAGCCCATTCTTATGTCGAGCGCGGCCGAGACAAAAGGCAATGTCGCGGCCGCACTGGCGATTGTCGCAATCGCGCTGGGGCGCGATCACGCCGACGCGGCCGCCTCGCTCGGCGACATCGAGGCGACAGCGCCCGAAATCGGCGCCGCCATGGCGACGGTCTTGCGCCTTGGTGGATTTATTGAAACATCGGCGCAAGGAGATGCCGCGCTGGGGGAAGCTCAAGCGGGCGAGGTCCGTGCAATGGATCCGCCCGCATCGATTTCAGCTTCATCTACGCAAGACTTATGACCAGTTGTGGCTACACGCCGGCAGAGATCGATGAAGTGACGTTGCACGACGTGCTCGGTCTCTTTGCATATTGGCGCGATTTTCCACCGGCCCATGAGATCTTGAAATGCGTGTATCGCATCGAGCAAAAGCAAGAGCGGCCGATTACGAAAAGTAAGAGCGATCCGAGCGGAATAGGCGGTCTTGTCGCTCGGTTTCCCGACGGGTTTGTGCGGGTGGCGGATGTTCGGTGAACTTCTTTCGATCGGGTGATGCCGACGTCGAGATCCGGCGCCCGAGATCCGATGTCACGAGTCTTCGGGTGGCCGGACGCGCATGGTTGACGGATCCTTCATTACGCATGCCAGCTCAGGCATGCTCGGGAAGGTGCTTGACGCGGGTTCTGATACAATTTGTCGCTTCTTCGGGCGATGCCGGTGCACCAAACGCATCTTCGCTCGATTTTCCTGTGGCGATTATCCGACAGGGGTTACCTGCACATTGCGTGCGCCATCATCAAGGCCGGGCTCGGCGGCGATATAACCTCGCCCGAACAGTGGGGCTGCTGTCTCCGCCATCAGCTCAATCAACGCGACGGGGTGTATGAATTCGTCCTTAAAGCACGGATAGACCTCGGGATTGAAAATGCGGCGTAACCAGCCGAGAACCACCACATGTCTCTCAGAATTCTTAAGGTCTGGGTGATAAGTTACCCAGATGTCATAGAAGTGACGAATTCCAATTTCCACTGGAATCAAACGTGCGCCCAACGCGAGAGCATAGGTCGGCAGAAACCCGATTCCGGCACCCCGCTCAACGGCGTAGAGCAAAGCCGAGCTCGCATTGGTCCGGATGCTGACCGCTCCTTCAACATTGTGCAATTTCAGTTTCTCGTCAAAGACAGATTCCTCAAATTGCGGTGAGACTTGCTGCAACAGGCGATGGTGACGAAGATCGTGCAACGATGTCGGCAGGCCGAACAGCCGCTGATAGCTTTCGGCGACGAATGGAAAGACGTGCAGACGGCCAAGGCGTGTTACGATCATGTCCGGGTTGGACGGCCGCTTGAATTGAATTGAAATGTCGGTCTGCAAACGGGAAACATCAGTTAATTCCATGGTGCAGTTCAGTTCGAATGCGAGCATCCGGTTAGCGTACTGGAACTCGATGAGTTTGGGCATTAACCAATAAGTACCTAGGCCCTCGGTGATTGCAACGCGCACCAGGCCGCGTACACGCTCATCGACGATTTTGGTACGGCGAATGATATCGAGGCTGCAACGTTCCAT